CTTCATTCTACAATGAACTTGCACAATCTGGTTCTAAGTTATTGTCTGTAGACTTTAACGCAGGTCAAGGCTCTATAAGAAATGGTCTTGTATCTAGTGGTAAACTAAGAGGATTTGACATGTACAAATCTAATAATGTTGCTGCTGCTAGTACAGCTACTGGTAAAATTCTTGCCGGTCACATTTCTTCTACTGCAACTGCACAAACTATTATCTCAACTGAAGTGTTGAGAGACCCAACTTCGTTTGGTGACATAGTTCGTGGATTGCACGTATACGGAGCTAAGGTCCTTAGACCAGAAGCTTTAGTATCTGCTTTCTACACAGTAGACTAAATATAATTGGGGGAGTCTTCGGACTCCTCCTTTTTAGGAGAATAACATGGAAAAAATTATGTATTACGAAACTATTCATCAGAAAGAAGAAAAATGTTCTGAGATGGTAGGTCACAATACTATGAGATTCGAATATGAAGAATCTAAGGGAGAAAAATAATGTACGGAATGGACAAAAAGAAAAAAAAGAAAATGATGTACGGTGGTTCTGCTCGTAAGAATATGAAGCACGGTGGTCCTCACAAAAAAATGGACAGAATTGGCATGGCTATGGGTGGTGCTATGGAAGTTCAAAAACCTAACTAAAATGAAAGTTGCAGCTCCAAAAGGTTATCACTGGATGAAGCAGCCAAATGGCAGTTATAAACTAATGAAGCACTCTGGAAAGTTTGTTAAACACAAGGGTGCTTCATTAAAAGCAGATTTCAAGATACAAAAAAGACACACAAATAAATAATGGCAACTACATATTTAGACTTAACTAATGAAATACTTAGAGAACTAAACGAAGTTCCTCTAACTTCTACAAACTTTGCAAGTGCTGTAGGTTTTCAACAG